TCAGTTCGGGATCGCCCCCTGATCAGCGATCCACTTGACCGCGTCCTCGAGCCTCACGGTATTGGCGGCGCATGTGTCGAGGTCGGACTGGGGGACAGGAACGAGGGCCGTTGCACCGGATCCGTCAGCGACCTGGGCGGCGTCGGCCGCGGCGGACATTCCCGACGTTCCGCTACCACGTTGGTCGATGGGACCTGCAGATGCTGCGCCCCGCATCCGGCGAGCATAATCAGCGACACGAGACCGAGCATCATCGAGCTGCGCCTGGAGACCATTGTCATGCTCCTTCGTGGTGAGATCCTGGACGTTCTTGACTGCCTTGGCATGGGCGGCGTCGTCCGCTTGTGCCCGGGCTGTCTTGAGCCGCACTTGGTCGAGCGCATCGCCGAGCCCCGCGATTGCCGCCGGCACATCGTTCGCGGCGAGCAAATGCGGTCGGCCGGCTTTGTCGACGACATGCAGGGCGGTCGAGGTCGACGAAACGACCGATGCCTGCCAGTCGCGCACACTGGCGAGCGTGTGCGCGGTGATCGCCCAGCCGGCGATCGGGACCGCGAACGCCACGAGGCCGACGGCCGCGGCGATCGCCTTCGCCTGGCTGACGCCGGGGACCAGGTTCGCAATCCCGCTCATGCCGAGATCCCCATCGCCATCGGCACCGCATCGACCATACAGAGATCGCTCTCGCTGATGCGATTGTCGTTGGCGGCCCCGGCGCGCCGGAGGACGAGACCGGCCAGGATCTTACCGACCGCATATTTATAGGCCCACATGGCGCGGCAGGCTTCGACATAGCGGCCACGCTTCCAGAGGAGCGCGGGCGACTTCGCCAGGGAGCCTGCGCCGGCATTGTAGGAGAAGTCGGTGAAGGCCGCGAAGGCGAAGCGATGCTCCTCGATCCCCGGCAGGACCTTCACCACCTGAGGCGCATAGACTGTCGCCAGCTTCTGCCGGAGGAGCTGCGCACATTCGGCGTCGCTGTAGTGGCGCATCGCCACCTGGGTGTCGCCGTAGCAAACGGTCTCCACCTTCGCGCTGTCGAAATAGGGGTCGTTGGCCTTGCCTTCCCATCCTGCCGTATAGGGCACGGCGATGGTCAGCATTGCCGCGATGCCGGCGCCAATCGCGCCTTTGGCCTTATTGCTGGCCATCGGCTTTGTCCTTCCGCTGATCCCAGAAGCGGGCCACGAAGAGCAGGAAGAACACGGTCGGCCCGATCCAGGCCGGCAGTGTGGCGCGAATGCTGTCGGGCAGCATGTGCAGCGCGTCGTTGAGAGCGGACGGCACCGCGGTCAGATAGGCGATCACGGCGGCCGCGGCCGTCGCCAACCACATCGAGACATGCTTGTACCATTGATGCCAATGGGGCAGCAGCTGCCCGTCCAGCCAAGCCTTGATGCGTGCGATCATGGATGCCCCTTTCCCTGGAGAATGGCCCAGCCGGCCGCGGCCGCCGCGACGATCCAGCCGATGACGGGTGAGTTGATCAGCCAACCAGCGAGGCCGCGCGCGCCCTCCTGCCGGTCACGCCACGACCTCAGCTTCTCGATGTCACCTTCCGCGACGTCCATGCGAGCTTGAATCTTGCCCAGCTCGCCGACGGTGTGAGCATGCTCGCTGCCCATTACGGCGAGCGTCTTCTCGATGCTGGAGACAACCGTGGACAGGCGATCATTGCCCTCCCGGGTGCGCCGCAGTTCTTCAAGCAACATCTGCTCCACGGCCCCTGCTGGAGTGACTGGCATCAGGATCTCGGACCGGTCAGCCATGCGACGGCGCCGTCAAAGCGACGGAAATGCGGGCGCGGATCATACGATGTAGGTCCCGGAGATGACGAACATCACGCCGTTTTTGCTGGGCAAAATGTTCGTGTTGCCCATGTTGCCGACCGGCGCATTGGAGGTGAACAACCGGATCGGTATGGTGCCGTCTCCCTGGATTTCGCCGGAGAACGGGCTGCCGAATGTGACGTTGGACATCTGCTGGATGGTGACGGCCGTGGTCGCCTTCGGCAGATACGGAATGTTCGGCTTGATCAGGAACGGCCCGCTCGCCGTGGTGAAGGCGTTGGTGTTGAACACCACCGTCGTCGTGAAGGAGATCGTGTTGCCGCTGATGCGGAAGCCCGTGCTCTGCGCCGTGTAGACCGGTGCGAAATCCCCATTGTTCGTGAAGGCAACGGTCGCAACCGCAGGGATCGTCCTGTCGATATCATACTGCCCCTGGGCAATCGTAGGCGGCAGGGCGAACCCCCAGCCCAACAGGGCGTTCTCTTGAATGTCGTGGTTGTCGTCGGTCGCGATCGAGAACGCAAACCCTGTGCCCGTACCGGCATCGGAGAAACGCGCGCTGCGGAGCGTGATCCGGCCACCAGTCTGCTCGAACACCGCGCGCGTGCGTGTTTGGTTGGTGAGACCGAGTATCTGGCCTCCAATCCAGACGACATCGCCGCCACTCTGCGCCAGTAGCGGCTGCGCCACACCAAGCGCCTCGAAGAAGCCGCCGCTCTGCGCTGATAGATACCCGCCCGAGATCTGGATGAGAGGCGCAGTGCCGTTGCCGCCGGGCCCAAGGAACATCGCGCAGGGGCCAAGGGCCAATCGCCCACCCGTCAGCAAGATCTTGAAATCCGTGTTGGAACCTGTGGAGGCGTACCAACTGCCGACCGACAAATAGGCACTGTCCTGCTCTATCCGTCCGAACGTGCCATCAAGGTGCAGCTCGCCGATTGTCCCGAATTCGTGACCGCCGGCGTCGGACTGATAAAATTTGATCCGCTGTTGAAAGGTCGCAAGCAGGCCAATCGACGTACCGTCGATCCGCCCGATCTGAGAATATGCCACGCCATCCTGGTAAACCTGCCACAGCAAGGGGGTGGTCGACCCCACATTGCCTGACCCGTAGGGCCAGAACTTCAGCGTCCTGATCGTCGTCGTGTCGTAGGCATGGTCCATCAGGAACGGGGTGTTGAAACAGCCGAGTTCGATGACGCCGGCCTCGAGACCGCCACAGCCGTCAGCGTAAATGCCGTTCCATCCATTGGAGATGCGGACATCACCGAACTTTGGCCGATCCACCCCGGCCATGTAGATCGCATAGGGGTAGCGCAGGACATTCGCGCGAACGTTCGTGTTCGGCTGATAGAATTCGAACCCGATGCCGTCATGGCCATAGGCCGTGTCATCGAACGTGCTGGGCGTGATATCGACGCCTTGCGCCGCCATGTCCTGGAACGGCGTTGCTGCGGAACCGATGACAAACACGCTACGGGTGACACCGCAACCAATGATCTGCTGACCCTGCGTCGTCGCACTCTTCAGGCGAAGAAACCGCCCCTCCGGTACGAATACATTACGGCCGGTGTTCAGTGCGCGCTGATAAGCGGGCGTCCAATCAACGCCATCCTCCGCCCGATAGAAGAATGTGAAGTCAACAGGCCCGGAGGCAAGAACCGAAACGAGACTTTGCTTGACGATATTGGGGAAGGGCAGCGCCACAGCGACGAGCCCGCCGCCGCCCGAGCCAGCCAGATCATTCCGCAGTCCTGCGTCCGCGCCGGTCCCCAGTGATGCGACAGGGTTGCCCGACGCATCGAACGCAAGGAATTTCCCGGTGCGCGCAGCGCTGTTCGGGATGATCGGCGCGACTTCGCCGGTCGGCACCTGAAGCGCCCGGGAAGCAAGATCGACATGCAGGCGATCCTGCTCTTGTGCGATCATGATGGCCTTGTCGGCGACGAACTCGTGCGACTTCGCCGGAAAGCCGTCGTTCGGCGTGTAGACCTGCTCCTGCGTTCGAGCCGTTTTTCGGCGGCGCCAAAGGTTTCGCCCCGCCGGATAGGCTATCAGGGTGATGATGGACGCCACGCCGGCCTGGAGGTTTCCGGACACGACATAGTCAACGCCTTCGCTGAGCACCTGCTCATTGGCGTAGGTGATCGGATCCACAAGACTGACCTGCAGATCCGCGTTCGTTGAAACCTGAAACGGCACGCTGAACGTCGTGGTCACGCCGTTGCAGACGCTGGTCGCTTCGATGGTTTGGGTCGAAACGGTCATTCTGCCCCCTGAGCAACCAACCGCCAACAGGACGGCCAGGCATCAGGCAGGGGGCGACCCGCCGAGCGCGCACACTCGCACGCGCGCGCGCGCGCGTCAACGCTGGTCAAAATGTAACAGATTGGTTCCTAAGCCGATTGCCGGCCGGTTTGTCGGGCCGCTACAGCGCCCGCCCCTAACAGGAGGACCACATGAACCTTAACGCCTTCAACATCGACGCCATCAACAAGATGGTGTCCATCAACGGCCACGATCATACGAATGGCATATCGCTCGGCATCAGCGGCATTCGCCTTCACGGTCACGAAGGCAAGTCGATCCAGGAGATCGAAAAGCACGCGCGCGAACAGGCCAAGGTGGCGCTGCTCGCACTGGCGGCCTCGCTCTGATCGGTCAGCGGTGCCGGCCCGCCGGCACCGCCCCATTCACCGCGTTGGCTAGGTTCGGCGCCCGGTCCGGCTGGAGCTCTCCGGGCTGCCACCAGAGATCCTGGCCGTTGCGGTGCGCATATTGCCGCATGCGCTGGAAGGACTGGCCATATTGCGGGTCGATCTGCTCCTGCAGCCAGAATTGCAGCGCCCGCTGGTAGGCGAGCCGCGTGTACCACAGCGACCCGATGACTGGCGTTTCCTGTTGGAGAAGCTTCACAGCCTCGCGGCCGCGGTTGGTCTTCTCGCCTCGCAACGATGCAGCCTGATCGCCGATCGCCACGCGGCCGACTTGGTTCAACGTCGCCCAAGCAGGCCCCGCAAGAGTATCCGCCGCGCCCCCGCCAAATCGGTTCTGCGCGGCATTGATGAAGTCGCCGATGATGCCGAACGCGCCGCCCTGGAAGAAACCTTGCGACCAAAGCTGCCAATCATCGAGCGGCCGCGGATCATTGCCCTTAATGATTTCTCGCGCCTGAAAGACATACGTTCCAGCCAGAGTGAGTAGGGCAGTGTAACCGATCGCATAAGCGAGCCTCCCTTGAAGCGTGCTATTGCTCATCATGCGTTGCCAGTTCGCCGCCAGCATCGAAACGCCAAAACCCTTGAACTGGAATGCTGAGCGGGCGATTTCACCAAACGCATTGCCCCTCGGGAAAACGCCATTAACTGCGGCACGTGTCCGCAACCCGGGGGTCGGCACAGCCATGTCGGTTTCTGACAGGATCATTTCGATCACGCGATCGCGGAGATCGGCTCGCTCGATGTTGTCGGGCTTTAGCCAAGGCGCCCCACGATCTTCGATCAGGGGCGTCGAGCGGATCGCCTGCCATTCGGCGTCGCCGATGCCATAACGTTCCAGCATGCCGGCAAAGCGGCCATCCAGCTGGCCGAACGACTTGACGCTTTCTGTCGTCAATGTGGACAGCGCATCCATCCCGAAAGAGTAGCGACCGGCGCGCGTGACCGCGTCGAGGCCGGAAATCTTAAGGGTCGTCTCGGCCAGCCTCTTCACGAACTCGCTGCCCTGTTGCGCCATCGTGAAGCGGGTGTCGTCGCCGATCGCACGGGCGATATCCTCCGCACCTAGCATCGACCGGATTGCCATCGCTCTATCAGTCGAACTCGCGGGATTGAGCTGACGCAGATAGCCGAACAGCATGTTGGTGACGGGTAGACCATTGTAGAGACGTGTGACCGTTTGATTGGCAAAATCGCCGGCAGCGGCGATCGCCGCTGATCCCAGCTTTGTAGTTGTCTGCCAACTTCGGACCGTCGCCCCTCTCATCGCGATCGCGCGATTTTCCGGCGCGAGGTTGGCGCCGGTCAGCTCGCGATAGATCCGATCGATCTGCGCCTTGGGACTGGCAACTGCCTCGCGCACAGCCTGCACGGGCGAAAGGCTCGCCCGCTTGTCGAGTGCATCCTTCAGCCAGCGGACCGTCGCTTCCGGGTTGGGGCCAAGCCGCTCCATCATCGCGATCTCGCGGCTCATATTGTCGATGTGCCGCATCATTACATCGAACGGCGTGCCGGCACCGCCGAACCGCTGCTGGTATTGGAGCCAGCTGTCGGCATCCTTGAAGATCAGGAAACGATGGTCGGCTCGCCGGTTGCCGAGCTTGCCGACGCCCGCCTGCCCGCCAGGGTTGCGCTTGTTCCAGCCATTGGTGGAAATCGTGTCGAACACGTCGCGCAGCGCCTGGCTGAAATGGGCATCACTGAACGGAAGGCCGGTGTCGCCGTCGAGCATCCGGCCGCGATCGAGCATGGGACCGATGAAGTCACGCCACGCTGCGAACGCCTCGTCGGCCGTTGCGCCGGTGCCGGCCGCCTGCCGCACGCTCAGGCTGTCGTGGCTCTGCGGCATCCCCCAGTCGGCAAGCTTGCCGGTATCGCCGCCGGCCGCGTTGCGACGCTGGCGCAGCCACTCGGCTGACTTCAGCCACCCCTTGGCGAACTCAGCCGCCGACGCATTGCCCGACTGTTCGCCAAACGCCTCGCGCACAAGATCGAGCAGGCCCGCCTTGTCGCGAAGCTCGCCGACGACATTGCGGCTGTGGCGGAGCAGGAACTGATCGAGCCCCGCGAGCGCCTGCGCCCGGATCGCCTGATGCCGATATTCGATGTTGGCGTAGGGCGCACGCTCATCGCGCGCGAAGAGCGCGACGGCCGCAGCCCCTGGATCCTTTCCCTTGAACTTCGCCATGTCGGCGATCGCGGTCTGCTGGACCTTCACCTGGAGCAGCTTCTGGCGTTTCGATTGCACGGCCTTGTGCTCGAGCGCCGCGACCGTTCGCTCGCTCGCCAGCGCCTCGGCCGCGGCGTCCCCCATGCTGGCGCGGAACCGCTCGCGGAGTGGGCCATAGACGGCCATCGCGTCGTCGGCCTGCTCCTGCGTCAGCTTGCCCTGGGCGACGAGACCCGGGATGCAACGTTCAAGGCTCATGCGTTTCCTTTCGGCGGGACGAGGCAGCCACGCAGCGTCGCGGCTGCCTGCTCCTCGCGGTCGACGTCGTCGAGGATCTGGCGGATCGATTGCGCGCCGCCTTCCGGATCGAGGCGGAACTCCGGCTGATCGGCTTGATCGAAAAGGCCAAGGCCTAACGTGCCGTCCTGCTCTGCCGCCGCCCGCATCGGCGCCGCCGCGCCCAGCTCGGCCTGCTGACGCTGGCGATCGGCGATCGCGGGATTGGTCTCAGCGCCGCGATCGAGAGATGGAGCGCGATCGACTGCCATAATCTCTTCATCGCCTGTCCCATGCGAGACGATCTCGATCGCGGTGGGATCGACGACCGCCCAGCGAGCATCCTGAGGGAAATGGACGGCGTCGTACCCTTCTGCCTTCACCCATCGGAAAAAGGATGCGTTCAGATCGGAGATGCGCATCCGGCCCGCATCGCGGTTAGCAATCAGCTCCGGATCCTGCGCCCACGGCATATCGCGGTGGTACTGCTTCGACTTCACCCAGTCGGTGATCTGATCGGTCGCCTCGAGCGTCTTGCGGGATCGGAGTTCGGCCCGGATCGTCCTGCCGCCCTCCGCATAGCTTTTCACATGCTCCGCATCCGGGCCAAACCAGATCGCGCCCTCTCTGGTCTTCGCTGGATCGAACGCATCGAATTGCGGAGCCTTCGTGCCATGGAAGAGCTCGACGCGCAGATCATGCTCGAGACTTTCCGCCTGAGCGCGTGCGCCGGCACCGGCCGGCTCATCGAAATGCAACGCGCCCTGCGCGTGCTGGCCGGGACCGTCGAATTCGGGAACGACATGCGGTTCCTCGCCGTAGCGGGCGAGCATCTCCGCTTCCCGCGCCGCAACGACGTCTTCGGGACGATGCACCGGTTTGGTGTTGGATGCCGCCAACAGATCGAGCACATCCGCCGTCGTCGGCCGATCGCCCGTGAAGAAGCCCGCCTCGTGCAGCAGCTCGCCCGCCTCGTCGATCGACAGACCGCCCTTGCGGAACAGATGCCCACCCATCGGTGCGAACTGGGGCAGGCCGATGCCGGCGCTGCCGCCACGCCGCCGGCGGCCGCTGATGATGCCGGAGATCAACCGGCCGCGACCCTGCAGGTCATGGCCCTCGTCATCGCGCAAGCCACCACGGTCGGCGAGGAACGACAACGCATCGACGGGTTCGGCCGATCGCGGCGCCGATCGCGGGCCACGTGGCCGACGGGGACGCGGCGCTGGAGCCGGACGCTCGGCCGCCGCCGGCTGGCTTTGTGCCCCGTTTTCGGCTACAGTGGCGTCCGCCCCGAGGCCGGGGGAGACGTCCTGGCCGCCAGCACCGGCACGTTCATCGACCGTCGATGCCGGGGCTTTTCTCTCATAGCTGGTGAGCAGCCACGGCTTGGTCGGATCGCCCTGCCAGTTGAGGCTCACCGCCGCCTGTCCGTCGGCGCTCGCCAACCGGATCCGGTTCGGGGTTTGCGAGACGACGTCCATCGCGGCGACGCGGGCGGGCAGGTCGTGGAGAACCTCGGGATGGAAGCGCTCGAGCTTGGCGAGGCCGAAGCCGTCGCTCTCGCCGGTGCCGGGTTTGCCCCACGGCACATCGATGTCTCCGATCTCCGGATGCCACAGCGCGCCGGCCGCGCCGCCGCTTTCCGTCACCTGCATGCGTGCAAGCGCATCCTCCCAGCTCTCGCCGGCGATCGGCGCGAACCCTTCGAGTTCGGGCATCGAGAGCGGCCCGCCCTCGGCGAACAGTTCGGGCCGGAGCAGCGGCGTGCGGGGCGGGGCCTTGGCCATCCGCCGGAACACTTCATGGACATAGTCCCGCGTTTCCTTGATCGGGATCCGCTCGGCGAATTCGGCATACCCGATCTCGCCCTTGCGCGGATCGCCGATCGTCTGGAGCCAGCCGGCATGGTGGCGGCCGGCCTTGTCGGTCCATCCTTCGAGGCGCCCGGGGCCGGCATTATAGGCGGCGGTTGCGAGCAGTTCGTTCCCGAAGTGTCGATTATAGGCATCGAGCAGGTCCGATCCGACGCGGTCGCGCTCCTTGAGGCTGCTGTCCTTCGCCGGCGCGACGCCATAGCCCGGATCAGCCATTGTGCTGTCGAGCACCTGCATGGCGCCCTTCGCGCCCTTGGCGCTGACCGCGAACGCGTTGCCGCCGCTTTCCTGCTGGCGGATGGCCCAGTGCCAATTGTCGCGACCGATGTCCGGCATCTGCCAGTCACGCACCGCAGCGCGGGGATCCAGCTCCGGTGCCGGCGTGCCCTCGTCGAGCGATCGGATCGCCTTCGCCAGCGCCTCGCCGTGTGCGGTCGCTGTGTCAGGTGTCGCGACATGCGGGTTCGACGCCTCGGTCTGGGCATCCGCCTCGATGACGTGCGAGGCTGCGATCTCGTCGGGCGTTTGCCGATCGCCAAGCGCGGCCTGGAGAGCGCGCGACCGGATCAGCGCCGCGCGCGTCTCCGGCGAGATGTTCGGATCGAGCGCCATCGCAGCGGCCGCCTGAATATGCGCGTCGGCGTCGGGGATCTCGCTGAGCGCGCGCCTGTGGGTCGCCTCAGCCGCCATCCGCTCGAGGGTCGCGCTCGGACCGCGCGTGATCGATCCCACCAGCGGGGCGATCCCCTTGCCGATCGCATCGCCCAAACTGGTATTGTGATCGAGCGCCGCTCCGAAGCCCGCTTGCAAGGCGACATTGAGGGGATCGACGTGGCCGGTACGCGCATATTCGGTGCCCGCCTCGAGCCCGCCGCCAAGCGTTGCGCCCAGCGCGCGCGGCAAGAGAGCGAGCTTGTTGCTGGGTCGCATGAAGAGGAGCTGAGGGACAGCACCACCGATCAGGCTCGCTGTAGGGTGCTCGGTCGCATCCTGAATTGCGGAACGGCTATAGTCACCATCCGTCACCGCATCGGCCACTCTGGCCTGTGCCCGTTCGGTCGCATAGGAACCGCCGAACGCCCCGGCGAGGCCGAGCCCTCCTCCCAACACGACAGACGCGCCGCCGAAGGTGAAGGGGTCGAGCGGCGCGCCCAGCGCCGCACCGGTCGCGGCGCCCGCCGAGAAGCCCGCAAAGCCCCCGGCGCTGGGTAACACGCCCCGCAACCCGCCCCTCAACAGCGCCGGGACATAACTATGTCCAGGCGGGGCTGGCGCCTGCAGGGGGACACCGGAGATCGCGGACAGGTCGGCGTCGCCGTAGAAGCTATCGAGATCGCTCATCCCGCGGGGATCTGCGACATGTCGAGCACGTAGAACTGGCCCGGCTGGACCTTCCCGTGCTCTCCACGTTTCGCCATCACATAGGCGTTTCCGGTACGGAAAATGTAACGGCCGCTCCCGACAGCAACCGGCGTCAGCGCCTTGAGCTCGCCGGCGGTGAGTGACTGCCCATTGCCATAGGCCGGCCCGACATGCCCCCCGGCGCGGAACAGGTCGTCGGGCGTCGCACGCGCGAGCCGACGGTCGAAATCCTGCTGAGACATGTTCGAGGGCAACAGGATCGTCTGGCCGTTATGGGTGCCGAAGCCGCCGACCCACTGGCCGTTGCCGACTTCACGCCCGCCCGCTGCGCGCTGGATCGAGCGTTGAAATTCGCCCGGGTGAAAGATGTCCCAACCGTTCTTTTGCGCGGTCGAGGCGTAGATCGCTTTGGCGTTCTCGAGCACGCCGGCGGCAAAGGACGCCCCGCGTGCCGACAGAGCGGAGCGGGCGCCCAATCCAAACAGGGTGTCGGGGGTCAGCTTCGTGCCGTCGGACAAGATCTGCTGGCTATTCAGAGGATCAATGTGGAAGGCCTTGCCCTCGCCGCCCAGCGCTTTCAGCGCGTCAGGACCAGCGAGCGCATCGCGCATGCTGGCCGTGCTGACGCTCCCGAGCTTCACCGCTTGGGAGAAGGCGCTGTCCTGATTGGGATCGATCTGGCGCAGGACGTTCGGCGCCTCACCGCCCCACTGGTTGATCCACTGCGCTGTCGCGAGCCGATCGGCCGGCGCCCCATGCTGCACCTTCTCGATCCAGGGCGCGGCCTCCTCCTTGGACAGCGTCGGCGTCCAGGCGCCGGTGCTCCGCTGGACGGACGCCCGCCACTGGGCGCGCTCGGCAAATCCATGCCCGCTGTCGGCATCGATGGTGGGCGGCGGTGCGCCGTTCGCCGCCGCATAGGCCCCCGGATTATCGTGAAATTGCGTGGTGCGCTGGCCGACAATCTTGCGCAGCTGGTCGAGGCGGACCTGCTCCGGCTCACTCGCTTTCGGCCCCAGCGCCGCGATCCGGTTGATCTCGTCCTGATATTGCTGGGGCGTCCAGCTCTCGCTCTCGATGTTGATGTTCTGGCGCTGACGCGCAACCTCGAGATTATAGGCCTTGTCCTCGAGCCCAAACGTGTGAGCGAGCGTTGCGGCCTGAGCAAGATCGGCTTCCGGAACGCGCACACCGTCGCCTAAACGGCTGTTCACCAGCGCGATCGACTGCTCGGCCTGCGACTTTCCCAAGGCTATCGCGGCGCGCTGCTGGGCCTCAAGGCGGCGCTGCTCGGCATCGATCCGCGCATTGAATTCGTTCAGCTTCTGGGGCGTTACCGTCGCGTTCACCCCTCCGCCGTCGACGATCTCGCGGGCGGTCGACAAGGCACCCCGGTCGATCAGGCCGTGGACAAGCTGATCGCTGGCTTCTTGGCTGCCCTGCCGCCGCAAATGAATAGCCGCTTCCGGGTGCAAACCAGCGGTGCCAGCCACCATCGTATCGATCTTCTGCAGCGTGGCATGGAAAGCAGCGAGAGCACCGACAGTATCAGTCGGTGCGGTCTGGCCAAGATCATTGGCATACAGGTTGATTGCCTGGCCCGCATTGTCCGCCATCGCGGTCGCCCGGGCATTCATCTCCCAGCCCTGCGCTTGCTCCATCCAGCGGGCACGGTCCTGCGTAAGCTGGACCTGGGCGCGCTGGCGGAGTTCAGGATCGCGGGGCAGGTCTACGCCGCCGTAGATCTTGTCGAACTGCTCGCCGATCGCGTCGGCGAACCCGGCGCCGCTCGGATCTTTCTGGGTCTGGTCCGCTTGCTGCTGGCGGAACACCGCGCCCATCTGCTGTTGCCGGGCGGCATCGCCCAGCGCGTAGCGGGTGGAATCTGCCGCGGTCGCGACGTGCTGAATAGCCCCGCCGATCGCCGATACGCCTTCGCCGATGCCGGCGCCGAAGGCGGACGGATCGCGCTCGGGCATGGGGATCGACGGCGCCGGCCGATCACGATCGAGAATAGGCGGCACAGCCATGTCAGCTCACCCCGTAGATGCCGATCGACGACCCGCCGGCATCGGTGCCCATCGAGGAGGGGAGCGGCATCGCCGATCCGCCCGGTGTGGTTGCAGATCCGCCGCCGCCCCCGAAGCCGCTCAGCGCCTTGGCGCCGGCGGTCAGGAAGCCCGTGACGAGCGCACTGCGGGCGGCCGATTTCTTCGCGGCCGCATCGGCATAATAGGCATTGGCCCGGCCGACGGCCTGGGCGCGCGCACTGAGGGCATTGAACTGCGCATTGATCGCCGTCTGACGCAGCGCATCGAGGGCTGAGCCGGTGCCGACCTCGACGCCATTGGCGGCCGAGGCCGCCAGCGCATCGCCCGAAATGGCGCGCGCGCGGGCCATAATGTCGTTCTGCTGAGCAGCCCCGTCGTGCAGCGATTGCTGCGCATTCGTTCGATCGACCGAGGCGTTATAGTTGTACGCATCGGCCTGCGACTTGGCGCCCATTAGAGAGCCAGCCACCTGCAGGCCGATCGCGATCGGGGCAGCAGCAGCCATCAACGATCCTCCCGGACGAGCGCATAAATATCGAAATCACCGCCGTCGGGTGCGGCCCGGCGGAGCGTGCCTTCACGCACGAAACCCAACATGCGCGCCCATTCGTGCGCCGCCGCGAAGCCGCTGCGCACCGACATGTCGATGCGCACGTACCGGGTTTCGGCAATGACGCGCCGGGTCGCCCGGTGCAGGGCCACCTTCGCGCTCGACCAGTCGGCCGACAGCAGTGCCCAGGCGCTGGCGTAACGGCCATGGTTCTCGACGAAGCCCGAGCATTGCAGGATATGACCTTCTGCGTTGCGGGCCGTGAACGCCGGCCCGCTCGAAGCCCAGAATTCGGGCGTACCCGGGGTATGAGCGAGCAGATCAGCATGCTGCCACGGCTGCACGGCGAACTCGGCCAGATCGCCGGGGTAGAACGGCGCGACGGTGATCATCGCTCGCTCGTCGTCACGGTGGGCATCACCGCCAGCAGTGTCGCCGGCGTCGGCTGGAAGCGCTCGATCGTCACCATCCCGTAGCGGTCAAAGCTGCCTACCGTCTCGATGGCGACGTCGCCGGAGAAGAGGGGCACCGCCTCGTCCATCGGATCGTCGGGTACACGGTGTTCGTCGGCGATCGCCTGACCGCCCTGGACCGAGATCCGGATCCCCTGGGCCTCGAGCAGTCGAAGTGTCACCCGGCTGATCCGCTTGATCCGCCCTTGGGCAGTACCGACATCGCCACCCGCCTCGATCGGCAGCGTCTGCAATAAGGCGGGGAAAGGAAAGCCAAGCGACACAACAGAAGCTGGGAAATTGATGGTCCACTGGCCGCCGGCGCCAATGGTGATGTCCGGGTGCGGCAGGCCGTCGGCCAGAACCGAAACGGTTTCGCCCGCCAGATGAGCAGCCCCGCTGCCCGAAGCGACCGGCGGGCCGTCGTAGGTCAAGCCAGCGTCCACCATTAGAACGCGACTGGCATCGTCACCCGACTGCCAGATGCTCTCCTGCCGCAGCACCCACCACGTCCCGCCGCGCTCTGCGCCAATCCAGAGCTGATCGCGCTCTCCGGCCGGATCGGTGATGACGCTCGCCGTGCGGGCGAGCATTCCGCCGCCCAGCGTGCGGCGCGCCCAACCTATGACCTGCTGCCCCGGCGAATAGGTCATCGCCGCGAGCGATCCGTCGCGGCGCACCGCCCAGATCAGGCCTTCCGGCTCCTGTTGCCAGGCAAGCTCGACGAAGCCCGACATGCCGATATGCTCTGCCAGACGTGTCAGATCGGAAGCCTCGTAGCGATCCTGTGCAACCGAATAGCCGAGCTCGAGCAGCTTGCGTCCTGCCCTTTGCACGGCCAGCACCCGTCCGGCCGCCAGCAGCGCCTTGGTGGGTGCGGACCCATAGGTCGACTGGGTCTCCACCTGGATGGTCGGCGGGCCGGCCGTGTCCGAATTGGTCAGCAGCTGTTCGGCGACATGCTCCGCGCGGGCGGTGCCGATCAGCAATTTTCGATCGGCGGCCAGCCATCTGATGACGTTGGGATTGGGGAGCGTGATGGTGAAACCGAGATCGCGCTGCGCGTTCCCCGAGCTGTCATAGCGGGCGAAATCATTATAGCCGCCGACGACGCTGCCATACGCCTTCGCGCCTTTGGCCAGGACCAGGCGCTGGTTCCACAACACGACGGCGTTGGGATACCCCCGCCGGGGAGAGAAAGCGCCGAAGGCCCAGCGCGAACTTCCGACCGTGATGAGGCTGTCGGCCAGCCGGGTCACGACCGCGATCTTCACGACGGTGGGGCTGACATAGGCGGTAATCGTGCCCTGGCCGAAGGGGCCGTACAGATACAGCCACTGCTTGCCGTACGGTCCCTTGCCGTTGATGTCGGTGCCGGAGTTCGAGCCGTCCCAGGCTGTGCCTTCGCTGTGCGCGGGAGGGATCGTCCCGGTGCGATCGGTTCCGCCGACGCATTCGTACACCTTGCCGTTGGACCGCATTCGCGATCCCGTCGGGATACCCGCCATGCCGGCTTCCCACGCGGACACGTTGGAGAAATCTCGGGCCTGGATCCGGAAGAAGCCCCCGACGTCGCCCGGTTGGAAAATCGGCTTTGTCGCCGTGACGGTTGCTGTTCCGGTGGTTTGATCGATCGTCACCAATATGGTGTCGTCGCTATTATCGTCCTCGTACGGCCCGTTCTTGAACGCGAAGGGCGCGATGGAAAATGTCGTCGCCCCTGTGCGATCCAGTTCCTGCATCGGCACCTCGCCATGCGCCAGATACAGGACATCGGCCGATTGCTCGTAATCGAGCTGAAGAACCTGCGCGTAGGTCCAGGGCGTAGCGATCTCGATCGGCGTGCCCGTCCCATCCTCGAGGCGGACGTTATTGGTGTAGAAGCGGAAGGCGTGGTCGCTCGCCTCGATCTGATAGCCCTGGGTGATATTGTATTCGAACGGCAACAGGCGAAACGGCCCCTTCGCCCGCGCCACGTAGCGCGTGCCGGGAGCCGCAACCGCTGGCCCCTGCAAAGTGGGGAGCCAGCCATTCAGCTGTCGGCAGCCGGATCCATAGACCGACTGGTCCGGCCGGCCCGCCATGCGAGGGGACAGTTCGCCGCCGTTGAAACTGGTCTGGATGATCGACGTGCGGGACATCAGTCTTCCCAGCCGCCGCGGGCCGCCAACCAGTTCGATCGGAACTCCTGGCGACCAGAGCGATCGCCGGTCGCCAGCGCATCCTGCCGCTTGGCACGATCGAGCTCGATCTCGTAGCGCTGTTGCATACGCTGGGCGAGGCCCTCGATGCCGCCGCTCGCGGCATCGACCATGTCCCAGGCCAGCCGGTGCCCCATCACGACGATGAAACCGATCGACCAGATCGACAGATCTTCGACCCGGCGGATGTAGCGGATGTTGAGCGGCGCATCGGCCGAGCTCAGGAGGAGGTTCCCCTCCTGCTCGGCCTTGAAATAACCCCGATCGCCCGGAGCTGGCGGAAGCCAGCGGAGATGATCGGCCGGCAATGCATAGGCGAAGTCATAGCCGAACGTCGGTGCGTCGGCGCTGGCGGCGAGCTGAGCCCGCCCGATCGCGAAATTCCAGGGATGTTCGGCAAGACATCCATCGCGTGCGTCGTCCCACACAGCCAAAGCGGCTTTCGCCAGCGGAGTGTTATCGGTGATGCTGGCGATACGCTGCGCCGTGCCGAGCAGGGAGAGCGCCCGGTTCACGATCCGCGTCTGGGAAGGCGCTGCCGCCATCGCAACATCCTGCTAGAAGAGTGACGCGCGGCGCCGGCTCAGCCGGCTCGCCCTCCGAAGGGCCAGCGCCGCGCGACCCCGGCTGCGCGTCAGCGCGCCAGGGTATCGAGGTCGACGATGACGAAGCCTGCACCCGGGGGCGCCGCGGCGCCCCAGGTGAGGATCACCTCTTCTTCGTCGACGAGGGGGTCTTCGGCGCGCGCCGCGGCAGTGCCGAAGGTGATCGGGCTGTTCGGCGTCGTGATCGTCGTCGCCGCCAGATATTTCGTCGGGTTCCCGACGGTGCCCAGCGACACGGTCGTGGCGCCGAGCGTGACCGACACCGTGATGCTGCCGCCCTTGAATGCGCCGCCGGCAGGACGGCGGCAGACGACGTTCGTGTCGCCGACGTTCTTGGCCACGGTCGCGGTCGCAAGGTCGAAGATCTCGCGATAGCAGCGGACCTTCGCGTTGACGCGGCGGCCGTCCGCCTTCTTGGCCGGAAGCACGGTGCCATCAAACACCCCCGCGAGCAGATTGCCATAACCTTTTGCCATGTCTCAGTTCCTCGTGGATCTAAGGGAAACCGAGGCGGCCGAGGCCGCCCCGACCAGGATCAGGGCGCCTCGATGCACAGCATCTGGAAGCACTTGTCCTCGAGGAGCCGGGTGGCGCCCGCACAGGTGTATCCAGCGATCTGCAGCGAGTGGTTCTTGTCCGAGCGCTCGTCGAGCTTGCCCTTGAAGTCGAGCCAGGTGCGGCGATGCATGCCGCTCGGCACGAACACGGGCACGCGGCGATAGCCGTTGCCGTCGACGGTCAGGCCGGACGATCGCTTGTACGCCTTGGGGTTGTCGATCTCGGCCGGGATGAAGCGGAAGCCCATCCAGTCGACCAGCTTGCCGTCAGCCAGCGGCTTGACCGTGTTATAGTCGGCCGACTGATACTGCGTGATCTTGAACAGATCCTCGATCTGGGCGGCCGTCACGATCATGTGGAGCTTCTCGGCCTCGAGATCGACGAAGGCCGAGGTGGCCATGCGCTTGAGGCGGATGAGCTTGTTGGTGGTCAGGCCTGACGGCGTACCCGTGGTGGAATAATCCGCCGCGAGGATGTTGGCCGCCTTGAACGGCACAGCCGTCGCGCCCTCTTCGCCGGTGTAGGCGGTGCCGTAGAAGCCTTCGAGGAATTTGTCGTCCTGGAAGCGGCGGATCGCCTTGGCGACGCCGGTCGCCAGCGGCGACTGGAGGCCGACCTCGGTCGACATCTCATCGTCGGGATCGAGCAGCGGCGCGACGCCGGCGCGCTTCGGCTTGACGATCCAGCGACGGTTGACGTCCGGATCGGTGTTGCGGGTATCGCCGTTCCGCTCCGAGATCTCCTCGGCATACAGGTCGTCGAAGCGATCTTCGATCTGGACCTTCTTGCCGCCGCCGGCGCCGACCGAAGCGGCGAGCGGCCACAGCTTGCCCGGCATCTCGTTCAGCGCGAACGTGACAGCCTTCTCATATTCGACGGTACGGGTCGTATCGGCCCAATTCTCGGCCATGATGCGTCTCCATCGGAAACCAGTTGGTGCTGATTTTCGATCGGGAAACGGCGCTCGCGCGCGGGGCCGATCTGGGCGCTTAACGTCCGCCTTTGACGCCGCTGCTTTCGCGGGTGCAGCCGGGGCCGATCCGAAGATCGGGAAACGGGCTGGGCAGCGGGAGGCGGGTTATCGGCCGGGGCCGGTGACGACACCCCCCGATGCCGTGGCGCGGAGAGTGAGTCCGCGCCACGATTTCGTCAAGAGCCTTTCACCGCCGCCTTCTGCGCCGCGCCCAGCAGCCGCTGATATTCCTGATGCTCGGGCGATCCCTTGATTTTCACCTTCTCGCGCCAGCCGGCATCCAGCATCTTCGTGTCGAGCGTCGCCCCAGCATTCGCATCCACCTGGAGATTGGGCGTCTCGCCGTCGAGGCGGCGATGCTCGCCAGCGCGATCGGCAAGACTGAAGAAGAACTTCATCAGGTTGCCGGTGCCCATCTTGAGATCGAGCTCGCTCGCGAGTGCCGGGTCGACACCCAGCGATTTCACGAACTCCTTCACCTGTGGGAGCTTCGCATCATAGTCGGGCGTCGACTTGCGGAACGCATCGAGCTCGGCCTGTGAGGACCGCTCGAGATCCGCCAGCTGCCCCGCCACGAACTGATTATTGAACTCGACGACGCCCTTCGCCTGCGAAGCCGTCAGGCCAAGCTTGTGCGCGAGCGGGCGGAAATCATCGGCCAGCTTCGTGTCAGCGCCCTCGGGGAGCGGGATCTCATATTTGTCCGGCGTCTCCGGCCGGCCGAGCTGGTTATAGAAGGCGCCCCAAGTGGCGTCGTCGGCGCCCTCGTCCGGCTTGACGATGCGCGAGCTCGCCTGCCGTTTCAGGTCGAGCGCGCCCCGCGCAAGCTTCTCGACGTCGGCATAGCGAGCCAGCGTCGGATCGGCCTTGAGGTCGTCAGGCAGGCTGCCCATCCAATCCGGCGTAGCACCACCGCCTTCACCGCCCTGGCCGCCGCCGGCCGCACCGGCATCGTCGACCAAAACGACGACACCACCTTCACCACCATTACCCCCGTCACTCATCTTCGGTCTCCTTCAACTGACGCGACAACATCGCCAGGCGCCGGGTATCGAGCGCGAGGCCATGCATAATTTCGAGAAACACGGCGCGCCGACCCTCGTTGAAGGCGTGGGCGCGCGGATCGAGATCCCAGGTGGGATGTTCGGCAAAACAGTGACGGCCGAGCTCGGCCAGCCATTCAATCGCCGCTTCGCTCAATTGCCCGTCCGCCCCGTAGAAGAGGCGCACCGCCAGATCATGAGCACCAACTAGTCGCCGGCGTTGGCGCAGAATCTGCGCACGCTCGGTATTGGCAGCCTCTTCGATCTGGCTGATGTCTTCAGAGAGCGCCACCTGCGCCTCCCTGTGCAAGGCTCAGTTCCTTCGCAGTCTTGGCGATCACCGGCGCGGCCGCGAGCAGCTGTTGCGCGTTGGCGCTCTCGCCCGCCGCTGCGGTCGCCTGGGTCCGCTGATCGTCGTCGGCTTCCCAGCTCGCCGGCACACCGTTTATGTAGGCGAGGCCATTGAGCACCCCGTCGAACGGGAAGCGCGCGAGGAATGCGTCGATCAGCTGCGGCTTCGCCTGAATGAGGGGGGTCACGCCCTGCAGGGTACGGAAGAAGCCCGCTGCCTGCTCCGCCTTCTGCGCGCGCGCCAGCGGGTTGTCGTAGCGCATCTGATAGAGGCCTCCGGCCTCCTGCACCTCGGGCGGCATGTCGGAGAGCATGCCCATCTCCCACATGAGATCGATCTCGCGTTCCCCCATCGGAGACAGCCACTCGGTTTCCTGCCGGCCGAGCGGCGCTAGCAGCACGCCCTTCTCCTGCAGCTGCTCCATCACGTCGGCTTCGATGAGGTGGGTCTTCTGCTCCTGGCGGATACGGAGCATGTCGCCGTAGAAGGCGCGACGGATGACCTCGCGCGTGCGCTCCTGAAGCTGAAGAGCAGGCGCGATGTTCGCGCCGTCGAGCAGCGGCTGGATCAGCTTATTGCCCTGGCGATCGATCGCGCCATAGGTGACGCCGTGCGGCGAATAGCGGATCGTCTGGTCCAGCATGTCGTCATGAGCACCGAGGGGCGGACGGGCAAGGAACTCCACGGCCGTCACGAGATCCTGCATCATCCGCTGCGCAGCCTTGACCGCCGGCAGCACGTCCATGCCAGGGCCGCGCCCATAGGTTTCCATCGGTGATTTCTCGAAGCGGCTGGCGATCGTCGGCATCGAGCGATAACCGCCAACCTCGATCAGCTGCTTGTCCTGGACGGCGATGTACGCGCTGGCCACAGGCTTGCCGGCATGGTCGAGGCGGCCGGGTTCGAAACGCCGGTTCGGCTCGATCGCCTGCAGATACCAGTGCTTTTCGTGCTCCCGTTTATCCTTCATGGCCTTGAGCACGCATTCAGGCGCCTTGTCGCCGAACTCCTGCAGCGCCTGCCGTGCCTCGAGCTTGAACTTGCGGTGCACGACGTCGGGCCGCCCCCATGCATTCTCCAGGATGAAGATCCCGCCGAGATGCTCGCTGCGATAACCGATGCCGGCGATCCGCCCGCGCAGATCGCGGCGGATGCTCGGCGTCATGGCCTGGTTGCCAAAGCCCATCAGCGACGCGATGCTTTCGTGACATTGCGTGTCGAAGCCCGATTGAGGGTCGGAGCGCAGCGCGAACAGCTGACCGGTCTTGCGCTCATACCATTCCCGCACGCTGCGCTTCTTCATGAGCTCGGGATCGCGCGCCTCGAGATTCTGCCAGCGCGCGCCGCGCGGCATGACATAGCCCTCGAACACCGCGATGCCGTCGTTCAAAGACTGCAAACCCGCCTCGTCGAAGATCCGGCCGGTGCGGCGCGCTCCCTGGGCGAAGCTGTCGCCCAGGAAGTCGGCCTGTCGCGGGAGCAGGTAGGTGGCGACGTCCTGCCACTGCGCCTCGAAATTGGACCGTTCGGCCTCCATGACCGACTGGCGCCGCAGGATCATATCCACGTCTACCATCTGACCTACCCCCGCTCCGTGCTCAGAAGATCAGGCTACCGGCCGGAAACTCGATCGACCGGCCTCCGCCCGCGCGGATCCCCTGGGGGATCTCGCAATTGCCCACGACCTCACCTTCGGCATCGAGCAGCAACACATGGCTGATGTCCGCCGGCGCCACGTCCCCCGCGATCGTCAGCTTGCGCTGGAAGAGCACGCGGTCGCCCGACACCGTGAACATGCCGGGCGAGGCCTCGACGGGGGAGAGGTGCTCGATCAGGCGAGGATGATCGCCAAAGGCCAGCGAGGTCGGCCCGCCCATCGCGGCGGTCAGCGCATCGAGACGACGGGCCAACGGCGCGTGCGAGGCCGCCACGCTGCCCCGCACACGGTGCAGGGCCTCTTCGCGCAGCATGCGCATGCGCCGGTCGATCTCGTCGATGACCGGTGCGCGCGAAGCACCGGCGATCTCCACCTGCATCAGCGCCTCAAGCGTGGCGAGATCAGCCGTGGCGATCTCGATGGATCCGCTCGCCGTCACGGTGTCGCCTACCGTCCCCGAGGCGAGCGAGACGCCATCATCGACGGACGGCCGGTAATTCGGGTTCGGGCCGCCCCCGACGTCGGGACCGATGCCATGGATGTTCGCACCAGGGCGGAGCGCCGGGCCGTCCCCGGCCTGCCCAGCCGGGGCGTCGTCGGACAGGTCGCCAGCCGGGGCGTCCTCCCCAACCTCGTCCAGCTCGGCGAGCGCCGCATCGATCGCCTGGATCGCGGTCGTGCGCGCATCGGCCTCGCCCTTGGCGAGCTCGGCCGCCCGCAACCCGGCGAGCTGAGCCGCGTCGAGCATGGGCAGGGCCTTCTTCAATTCCGTGACGGTGCCCGCCGCCAGTGCCTCGATATTCACGTCCGCCATGTCACTTCTCCTCGCTTATTGGCCGAGCAGCGTCTTTGCGCCCGGGGTGGATGCTTCGGCGCCGCCGCCGGTAAGCTCGTTCGCGCCGGCGCCACGCCGACGCCGCAGATCGTCCGCCGCTTGCTGGTTTGCCGCGTCGAGGGCTGCCGACTGGTCGACCACAGGGGTCTGCACCGGCTGTTGCGGCTTCTGCTTGTTCAAGCCGCCGACCAGCGCCAGAGCCGGGCTCAACAAAAACTTTACAGCTCCACTCATCATCGTGCTCCCGAGAAATAATCGCTGCCAAGATCAACCCGGCCACGCTGCCGTGATTTGCTGGATCGGGCCGATTTTCCGAGGATCTGGGCGACGACTGTCTCGTCATCCATCGACGCATACTGAAGGGCATCGTGGACGTGACTGAACTGGTTCTTGTTCGGCTCAAGCGAAAACTTGCCGACACCATCTCCAACGGCAGTTCGCTGATAGTGGTAGCCAGACAGGAAGCCCTTGCGCAGCGTCTTGCACGTGGGGGACATCTCGAAACCACCGCGCGCCATCAGCGCGATGCGCACCGCCTCGAGCCGAACATGCAGCCGGTTGCTCCGCGCCGGCCGGAGCCGATAGCCGATCACCGCCTGGACGATCTCGAGCCAGCTTTCCTCATTACCCGACTTGTCGGTTCCGTCCTGCCCGGCCGGATCGCAGATGAAGCGGATCCGCTCTTCCTCGAGATCATCGAGCTCCGGCCCGCCATTATGCCCCATGCCGCCACGGCGCAGCCGGCCTGATGTCGCAGGCTGGTAATGGTGCGGATAGTGCTCCGCGAGGAAAGCGCGCAGCGCCTGCCCGAAACGCGTGGGGCCAGCCTTGCCGATCATCTGGTCCGGCGCCGCGATCACCACCAGTTCGGACAGCACACGCAGCTTGCCCAGGCTGTCGCGCTGACAGATCACCGCCGCCGGCGTCAGTCCGGCGTCGAGGCCGACGATCAGCTTGCGGGTCGGGTCGGCGCGCAACGGCTCGGCCGCGATATGCTCATCCATGTCGAATTCATCGCCATAGACCGGCTGGCCATGCTGGACGGGCACGAACCGGTTACGTAGCATGCGGTCGAGATAGTTCTTCTTCGTCTTGTTCAGAAGATATTGGCGCTCGTAGTAGCCGCGCGGCAGATTGGACAAGTTCTCCGCATTCGGATTGACGTTGCCGTCCTTGTCGATAGCCGGCGGCTGCTGGAAGAATTCTACGACAGCCTGACCGCCGAGGACGTCGCGCATCGCCTTTTCGGTCTCTTCATCCATCGTGCGCTCGACGAATGTTTCGTAACAATAGTTGTCGACGTCGGGCGCGTTGAAGTCGCCGATGATCTGCGGGTCGATCACGCTGCTGGCGTCGAACTGCGAATAGCGGCCGACGCGGCCGGACATGTACTCGACGACCGCCGCCGGGAGTGTGTCCATCTCGTACAGCCAAGCCGCGGTGCATTCGGAACCGCGCAAAGCTTCCTCGACCGTCTTGTCACCGATCGCGCGGAACACGACGATCATGTCGAGGATCTCGGTAACGCGGCCGGTTTCAGGATCCTTGCGCAGCACGCGCTGGAAGCGGTGCTCGCGCGGCGCATCCCAGCTGAAGCCCTTGTCCTCCGGCACCACGCGGAACCATGACGGCAGCAGGTTCGCGTCGATGATCGGATAGGTCGCGCCGACTACGACCACCTTGGCATGGCGGACGAGTACGCCGTGGGCGTTGCGGACCGGCTTCTGGCGCGCGCCGATCCGGAGCACCTTCTGGGCGCAGGTGATGGTCTTCCCGGAACCGACCGGCCCCATGATACCGCAGAGGAAGGCGGTGCTCGCGAGAAACCTCGCGGCTTTCGGGCCGACCGGACGGAGGCGCAGAAGCGTCATGCGCACGCGCCCTTGACCGCGCGCTGGCGCGCGCCCATCGTCACGCGCTCGATAGCCCGGCTCGCCAGCCCCGCACCATCGAAGAGATCCCGCGCCCCGGGCCCGCGCTGTGCGCGAATGCCTTGCGCGGGTTGCGCCTCCCCAGCCCGTGCCCGGGCCCGAGCCTGAGCCACAACACTATGCGCCCCCGGACGGCCAAGCATGGTGAGGGGGGGCGAGGCGATCGCCAGGAATTCCCACGCACGTCGTGCGAGGGGGTGGGACAGAGCCTCGGCCCGCGAAGGGGGGCGAGCGCCTGGCCGGATCGCGACCACCCCGAGCGCGGCCATGGTGACCGCCGCGGCGGCCCCTGCGATCAGCCTGCCAAGCTTAGGACAGGCCGCGATTTCCGCAGCTTTCTCAGCGGCTTGGCCGTCGCATTCCAACGATGCCATTCCAACAGCCATCATTCGGCCTCCGGAAACTGGCGGTTTTCCGCCATTTCCGCCTCGCCTTCCTCGACGGTCATGAACTCGCCGTCGAGGAGATCCGCGAGCTCTTCGGAAGCGTGCGTGACGCCCTCGATCACCAGCGTCGGGATCTCGCGGTAGATGTTGAGATCGACCGCGACCGGCATCTTGCCCTCGACGTACGGCGCAAGCTCGGCCGCTGCCGACTTCACCAGCGCGAGCGCCTCGATCGGACGGCATCCCGTCTCGGCCACGATCGCATCGATCGGCCGCGAGATGATCTGGGCCAGCACCTCGAGCGGATGCGCGTAGCGGCCGAGCAGGTAGTCGCGGACCTCTTGCGTGCGCTGGTTGCGCGCGCCCGCCGGACGCCCCACGCCGCGCGGCGCGCGCTTCGCCTGGACGACGTCGAGCCGGCCGCCATCGTCGCGCAGCAGTTCGAGCTGCTCGGCATCGCGCAGCGGCAGCAGCGGCCCGGCATCGCGGACGGCCATCGCCACCCCGGCGCGCGTGCCCGCCCCGCCGATTGGCGGCGAAGCGGTTTCCGCCGCGGCCCCAGAAATCGCGGCCCCGGTCGCGATTTCGACCCGTTCGGAGGCGTCGCGGTCAGGCGAGGACATATCCGCCCCCTTTTTTATTCGGCTGGCGATAGGCGGAGAGCAAAGTTCCCAAGTTCCCAAGCGGGAACCGCGTTGGGAACCGCATTGGGAACCGAAAAAGCTCGATGCTGCCTAGCTTTTCAGTGAAAGTTCCCAAGTTCCCAAGGAAATACATATATTCTAATGCGCGTGTGCATGCGCATGCGCGCACATTGTCACGCGCGCGCGAGGCTTGGGAACTTGGGAACTTTCGCCCATCCGCCCCGGATCGCCGCGCTTTCCCGGTTCCCAACGCGGTTCCCAAACCAGTTCCCAAGTTCCCAACCCCCGGGCCCGTCGGCGCGCGGCCAAGCCCGCTCCGCGCCCCTGATTGAACCCAATGGGCACGGGCATGGGCACGGGAAAAACAGGGCACGGGCGTGGGCCTGGGCGGTCTCTTGGTTGCCCCTGCGGCGGGCGTGGTGGATGCGGAGTGCGGACGCACCACATCAACGCCGCTCCGCGTCGTTGATGCTGTCCGCACGCGTGAAAGCGAACAGTGGGTCACGGCAGATCGGCCCCCTGCTCCTGGTCGCCCTCGACGTCGACGAACGCGGAGAGCGGCACCAGCGTGCACCACTCCTTCCGGCCCGCGATCGAGACCTTTTGGCGCTTCACGGCGCCCGCGAGACGGCCGAGCGCCTGCTGCCAGACGCCCCCCTGCCATCGCTGCTCGCGCAGCAGCTTGGACAGCCCCTCGTGGCTGTTGGCGACCGCGAGGAACAACCCGCCCGGATAGGCCCGATCCGGCTTATACTCGCTCGTTTTACGCTGCCCCCCGTCGTCGCCGGCGATCCAGCTCGCCACCAGCTTCATGCCCGCCATCTGCAGGCGTCGCTGTCCACGCTGGGAGATATCCAGCGACTGGTCCCCACCGCCTCGGCCGAAGGCCAGCGCCTTCAGGATCCACAGCGAGACGGGCTCGGGCTCGGCGCCGCCGGATGCCGGCAGCGGGCTCTGGGAGATGAACTTGGCGCAAAGATCGCCCTCGCTCTCATCCTCCGCCTTCTCGGCCAGCTGAGAAGCATCGAGACGGCGGGCCCAGGCGGCCGCCATCTCGTCATCAGGCAAGTCGTTGAACAATAGACAGTCGGCGCATCCAAGTAATGTGCCGAACTGATCCTGCATGCGAGCATCGTGCCCGTGGTGGCTCAGCCAGTCCTTGTACACCGCGATCGTGTCGTCGAGCCGGCCCACCTGCTCGACCATCCGGCGCAGCAGGGCCCGGCCGAGCGCCTGGTTGCGCGCCGGATCCATCTTCGGTGCAGCACCACCCTCGAGCGGATTGAGTTCGAGCATGGCAAGGCGCGAGCGATCGGCCGGCGTCAGTGGCGGCACGAGGATGCTCGAGAACAGGAAGCTCGAGCGCATCGTGAAGTCCTGAGCGCTGTGATCCGAGGATCCACGCCCCATCAGCGCACCCGACGCCGCGAGGCGCGCGAGATCTATGATGGCCTGGACGCGCCGATTGTCGGCGCCGGCCTCGAGCTCGTCGATCTCGATCGGGATCGTGCGCATCTTGAGCGTCTGGCGCACCCACGCTTCGGTGATGTTCGCGGCCGAGATCAGCGCATTGCCCAGCAGCTGCTTGATGAGCTTCTGCAGCGTCGACTTGCCGGTGCCGCGACCGCCCGTGATCCAGGTGGCCGGGCGCCATTCGAGCCAGCCGCAGATCAGCGAGGCGCCGATATGACCGAGCAGCAGCATCGGATCAATGCCCGGATCGCCGTCGCCGGACGAGCCGCGCTCCCAATTCCAGGTGCCGAGCATCGCCAGCACTTCGCGCGCGACCTCCGCCGACGCGGTTTCAGTCGCAGGCCGTTGGATCGCTTCCGCCGCCGGATAGACCAGCCCGTCGATCAGGCCCGGCTTCACCCACGGCCGCCGCTTGTCGGCGCCGGTCCAGATATAGTCCCCGCAATGGAGGATGAGCTCGCCATTGTCGCCGCGGTGCGCGCCGGCGCCGCGCACCTTGCCCGCAGGCGACCACAGCCCCTTGCGCGCGCACGCGGCCATGAGCTGCCGGCCGGCCTCTTCAGGTTTCCAGCCGGTGATATTGGGCTCTTCTTCGCAGGTTTCCTTGTTGACCTTGGGCTTTCCGTATCGCGGCCACAGGGTTTCACACAGATCAGACCGACGCCCGAACAGACTTTCGAGCGTCTTCTTTTCATGTTCCTTCGGCTTTACTTCTCGGATCTGGCACAATTCATCCAGATAGAAGCAGACGCCGTTGACCGTGCCCAGCGGCACGACCGGGCAGCCGTCCGGCAGCATGTTGCGCCGGGGCGTGTAGCCCTGCCCGTCATCGCCGTGCTCTGCCGCGTCGTTCCGCCGATCGGCGCCGACGGGCGCGGGTGCATCGCCATGCAGCGACACCACCTCCGCCCCGGCCATCATCTCGGCCACTCCGTTGAGCCCGGATTTTGCCCCTCCGCGCGTCATCAGCCACCTGCCTCAAGAAATGCGGGGCGCGCGCTGAACGCCGCGAGGCGGTGCCCGATGACACCGCGCCGGGGGCCTTGCGAGCCGTACCGGACGCCCCTGGGGTATTGCTGGATCACGGAACGATGGCCGCTTCGGCCGCGATCGCGGCGTGGACGATCGTCCGGAATAGCCGATCCTTGAACTGCTGCTCGCGCGGCAGATCCTCGAAGGGCACAATGCACGGATGCGTCGGCGGATGAGCGTCGGGATCCTTCTGCTCGCCATAGACCCAGCCGGCCGCGACCTTTTCGCGCATCCAGCTGTCGTGCGAGGCGGCGTCGCCGGCCTCCGGGTTGGCACGGTGGAAAGCCACGCCGGTGATGGCGCTGTCGCGCTGCCAGCCCGGCGCATCTGCCCAGTTCGGCTGGCTATCGTCGCCATTGTAGGCGCACCAGGCGCGGTTCACCTCGTGCGCGATCGAGGCGATCAGCGTGTCGCGATAGGCGAGGCGATCGCGCAGCGCATATCCTTCGAGCGCCCAGATCTTCTGCTTGGCATTGTCGAAGGCGATCTTCTCGCCGATCTCCTGGTTGTAGTTTTCCGGACTGGCGCACGCGCTCTCGCCCGTGACCGTGAAGCCGTTCGCCAGCGTCAGCACGCAGATCGTGAGCGTGCCGGTCGGGCGCACGAACAGGCGTTCGGCGATCACCGCCTCGACGCGCTCCGGCCCAACCTTCGGCGCGGTTTGCGCGCCGAGGCGCGCCTTCAGCTCGACGTCGTCGATCATGCTGTTCTCCTCTCTTCCTCGCCGGCGTTGGCGAGATCGTTGGCGTCCTTCACCCCCTGCGGGGGCCGCGCGACCGCCACCTGGGCGCCGCGCTCGATCAGTTTCATCACCACGCGCTCGAGCGCCTTGGCGGCCTGGCTGCCGGGCGGATCGTTCTGCGCGATGATGGTGACGGGGTTGCCCGGCCGGCCGTCGCGGCCGTTGGGCGGAAGCGGAATGTTCGCGATGTTGGCGAGGCTGATCGCCGCGATCACGCGGAGCTCAGGGCAGGCGCAAGCGACGGTCAGCCCGTCCTCAATGCCTTCCGAGACGGCGATCGGCACGCCGGCGGGAAGGCGATGCAGCGGCACCGCATGCTCGCCCTTCCACAGCGGGATATAGCCGCCCTCGAAAGCGCCCAGCACCTTTTTCGGCTCTGCCAGCCGCGCCTTGCGCCACAGATAGCCGTCCGCGTTGGGCTCGATCCAGGTGCGGTGCGCGGCCATATGCTGGCCGGCGCCGTCGATCACGCGCGCCACCATCGCCGGCAGCGGCCCGTCCGCCTCGCTGCACCAGCAGTCCGGGTGGAACAGCAGCGCGCGCGGCTCGCGATCGAGGAGCGACATGTCGATCCCGCGCGAGGCGAGATAGAGCTCGGCAGGCGAGTTGATGATCGACACCGCCGGCGGGAAGAACAGCGACTGAGCCTTGCGCCGCATCCACTCCGCCTTGCGCTTGGCTTCCTCGTTCGCGGTCTGCGCCCGGCGCGTTGCCTTGGCGCGCTCCTGGGCAATGCGCGTCGGGTCGAGCCCGTCGAGCCCGAGCTTCGAGCGCGCCCAAGCGAAGGCCTTACCGCGATCGCCGCCGAACAGCACCAGCGCGGCCAGCGTCAGCATATCGCCCGATCGGTCGCGCGCGCCCTTGTCGGCCGAGAAATCGGTCCACATGCCCTGGTTCGCGCCGGTTAGATTGACGGCGAGGCTCTGCCCCGGCTCGCCCTCGATCGAACCGACGCGCCAGAACACGCCCATCTTCTTGCCGTTCGGCAGCAGCTCGGGCGCGAGGCTCGCCACGCGCTGGTCGAGCATGCGCGCGACCTCGTCGATCGAGATCGGACCGCTCACCGCGTCGCTCCAGCCGGGGCGCACGCGGACAGTGGGCGGGGGTTATCCCCGCCCATCTTGCCCCGCCCGATCGACGGGCTCTGCTGCCATGCAATCGCACCACAACAGAACCACGCACCCCGCGGCGACCACTCCGCCGACCAAACCCCCAAGCAACACCCCCAAAAGAAAGCCCAACGACAACTCATCCATGTTCCGCCCCCGCGCTTCTCCTCAGTCTGGCATCAGCGCGCCGGGGCGAGCGGCGATGGCGGCGCGCGCGGCGCCGAGGAGCGACTGCGCAAGCGCGATCGCCTGTTCGGGATGGAGGACGTGTCCTTCGTTCGGCGGCGCGTCGGCGCGGCGCAGCACGACCAGCGACGGCCCCTCGAAATAGGCACCACTGACACGGAAGCCGTGCGACGCCCCGATCAGCGGCGTGGCGAAAGGCGGCGGGGAAGCGATGGGGGTCGCCTCCCCGCCATCCGCCGCCGCCGTGGAGGGGCGGTCGCCGACAGCGACGGAACCGGAGTGCGGAACGACCGGCGAGCATGAGGCGCCGGCCGTTCCGCTCGATGTGGCGGCAACAATCCCCCGATCGTCCGCCGCATCGATCTGATCATCGACGTAGTTTGCGAGATGCCCGCTCACAGCGCCGGACCTTGGTTGCCATAGCGGTGAGCCAGTGAGCGACAGATGTCGGCCTCCACAGCCTTCCGCCGGGACGGCTCGACACCGCCCCGGCTTCGGGCCAGCCTGTAGTCACCACAACCAACAGGAGGACATGGATGGCCGAATCGCCGGAAGCCGTTGCGCTCGAACTGACCAAGCTCATCATCACCGAAGGACGCTCGACCGGCTTCCTGGCCGCCAACTTCAAGGAGGCCAACGTGCTGCGCGTCTACCAGGCCTGCCTGGCGACGGTGAAGGACAAGGATCCGATCCCTGACCTTCAGGCCGAGATTGTCCACGCTACCTGACATCGGCGGCGTCCAGCGCGGCGTCCAGCGCCTCGCGCGGTGGTGTCGCGCTGGCGCCCGTGATGAATTCGAAATAGCGCTGGGCGAACACCACAACGGTGGGGTGATAGGACGCCTTCGCCTCGACAATCGAGCTTGCGAAGCCGCACGCCAGTCGCAGGCATTCAAGCCGCAGCTCAATCTCGCGATCGGGAGAAAGGGGCGTGCGGTCGGCCGGAGTGCGATCGTCGCTCATGCGGTCACACCTTGGTTGCCATGATGGTTAACCAGTTGGCGACGGATTTCCGTCACCAACGCCACGGGTCTAGTAGTGGTGGAGTGCGTGCGTGCAGGGAGATATTGGGCGGGGCGCATCAGGCGGCCTTCCGCGCGAGTTCGGCGCGCGCCTCAGCCTCAATGAGCTCGGCCTCCCAGGCAGCAATCGGGTAAAAGTCACAGGGCCGAACCTGGCCTTGCGTCATGACGAAGATTCGCTTCATCATGTCTCGGTCGCTTTCCTGGGGCGGACTTTCTGGCAACCGGGTGCCCGCCTCATAACGGGCGACGGTGCTGACCGCGCAGCCGAGCACGTCCGCAACCTCCGATTGCGTCATGCCACTACCGTGCCGCCAATCCGCCAGCTTCAAAGCGAAGCACTCCCTAAACGATTTCCAAAATGGCTATCGCATTCTGTGGCGGTGTGGCAATACGCCAATATGGAAACTTGCCGGATTGGCTATCTTGGTGCCGTGGCAAACGACACGCACGCACCGAACAGGATCCGCAAACTGCGCGAGGCACAGGGCCTTTCGCAGAAGGCGCTCGCTGACCTGATCAACGTCACGCCATCTGCGCTCAATAAGATCGAGATGGGAACGCGCGGACTTGACCAGGAATGGATGCGCCGCATCGCCCGAGTGCTAAATTGCAGCTCCGCCGACCTCTTGCCCGACGAGGAAAATCCCGACCGGCTTACGACGGAAGAGCGCGCACTCATCGAACGCTATCGCAGCGCGAGCGAGCGAGAAAAAGTAATCCTTGACGGTTTGTCGGAAGTCGTTGTGCCCTTCAAGGGGCAACGGAATGAAGCTGCTTAATCGACTGTTTGGAAGAGCCAAACCGACAACCACTTCAACTTCCGGCACGATGCTTCCTTTCAAGGATGCAGATGCCTTCATGGAATACCAAGACGAATTTGGCATTCGTGAAATTCGCCAGAACCGAGCAATGTTTGCTCAGATTATCGACGCCCGCGAATGGGCTGCAGCTCGCACCCCCGTGTCCATAGACGATCGCGGCATACAGACCGCACTCATCCGACTGCCTTCAGCTACGGATCAGCAAGTCACACTCGCCACGACGATGGCCGCTGGCGCAAGGCTCCAGCCTGGCGACCTCGTATGCTGGATGCCAATTCAATTTGATGAGGATCTAGCAGAAGCCGGTAAAATGGCATCAATGGGATGGGTGGGCTTCATCACCGCCAAAATTGCACCAACCCTATCCGACAATCTGCCAACGATCATTGAGGACTATCGACCAGCAGCTTACCGCTGATTTCCATTATGCCAATTTACCATTGACCAGATGGCCAATATGGAAATATGAGGGCCCCGTTCAATCGAACGGAGGCCCACAGTGCTTTCATCCGTCTATGTGCTGCAGGACCGGCTGCTCGCCTGTCCGCCGACCCGTCTCCCCTCGGAGATCCGCCACGACACCACGCGGCCGCGTTGCGGCATGTCCTATATCGCGCGCCGCGCGGGCTGGGGCGATCTGCAGGTGCCGACCTTGGTGCGCAAGATCCGCGCCCTCATCCGCGGCCACGGCTTCCCGCCGCCCGCCAGCCTGCGCCAGTATCGCGGCGAGTTCCTGACCGGCGCAAAGGCCGTCGGCGCCGCCGCCTGCTGGGACAAGGGCATGGTCGACCGCTGGTTCGACGATCGCACCGCCCCCGAGATCATTCTCGCCGCCCAGAATGACGAGAAGGCCGACGCCGCCGAGTTGCTCGACCAGCGCGCCGCTCTGCTGGGGCGCCGTCGATGAGCACGGCCGACGAACTGATCCGCGAGGCGGTAGAGGCGTTCGGCGTCACGCCGTCCGACACGTCCAACATCTACATGTCCGAGACGCGCACCGCGAAGCGTGACCGCAATCCGCCGATCGTCTCCGAAGTGCCGACCGTCGGGCTCTGCATGATCGGCGAGGGGCACAACTGCTTCACGATCAAGATCGGCGAGCAGATGGAGCCGGCGATCATGGTCGTCGATCGCGGAACGGACGAGCGCCCTCCGATGGCCCTCTACTATTGTCCGGACGCCACGCAGCTCCGCGCGGTCGCAGCCTTCTGCATCGAGCACGCCAACCGTCTCGACGGCGGCGCGGGCTGCCAGTGAGCGCTGGCGCCCTTACCCCCGGCGAGCTGGTCGAGCACGGTCTGCGGATGATCGCACGCGGCGTCCGCGGCTGCGGCACCGACGCGGTTCATGCCTACGCGCTCTCCGCCATCGCCGAACGCGGCATCGCCGACATGGTCCGCGACAGCAAATCCCGCCTTTCCATCCCGCACGCCAGGAGATCCTGATGGCCGACAGCCAGACGCATGCCTTGATGACGATCGCGATCCCGCCCGAGAGCACGCTCGCCGCGCGCCTCGCGGTCAACGATAGCGCGCTCGCGGATCTCGTGCGCGAGCGTATCGAACAGGTCGACCGGCATGGTTTCAGCACCGCGCACGACGACGATCACAACCCGCTCGATCTCGGCCTCGCCGCTTATGCCTATGCGACCGTCGGCGTCGATCTCGTCGGCGGCGATCGACCCGACAATGCCCACCATCGCGGTGAGGGCTACTGGCCGTTCATGGGCGGCTTCCGCCCGGCAGAGGATGCACGCGGCAATCTCGTGAAGGCGGCGGCGATCCTGCTCGCGCTGATCGGCCACCTCGATCGCGCGAGGCTTTCCGCCACCCTCCCCGCCGATCAGGCGGCATGATCGTGACCACGCTGTTCGAGCGCATGAGCGCCTCGGCGCGGGGCGCTGCCGACCCGCAGATGCCCCACGATCTCGACGCCGCTACGTGGCGGCGGATCGACGATCGCCGTTTCGATCGTGCCGACGGCGCCGAGATCTACGCGATCGGCGGCGGTCAGTGGCGCGCCACCTATCCGGACGCCGGCGGCGCACGCCACGTCCTCACCCAGCGCGGCGGCCAGCGCCAGTTCCCGTCACCGGGAGCCGCCGGCCGCTACCTCGCCCTTCACCACCCTTGCAACCGGGAGAAGAAGTAAATGTCGATCGCCATTCCGACCACTGTCAGCCTGACCGCTGATATCGTCAGCAGCTTCGTTGCGAACAATCGGATCCCGCACAGCGAGGTCGCCGAAGTTATCGCCTCCGTCCACCAGGCGTTGACCAATCTCTCGAAGCCCGCCGTCACCCCGGAGCCCGAGCTCGCGCCCGCGGTGCCCATCGGGCGCAGCATCAAGCATGAGCACATTGTTTGTCTGGAGGACGGCAAGAAGCTGAAGATGCTCAAGCGCTATCTGCGCACCAACTACCAGATGAGCCCTGAGGAATACCGGGCGAAGTGGAAGCTCCCGCGCGACTATCCGATGGTCGCCCCGGCCTACGCCGAACAGCGCCGTAGCCTCGCGAAAGCGATCGGCCTCGGTCACCAGCGCGGCCCCGCCAAGTTCAGGGATGGCCCCATCACCCGCCGCGTCGCCGCCTGACCGCAACCCTCGCGGGCCGGTGCGATCGGCCCGCGATCGATGCAGCCAGTAGGAGTGGGATATGTCTGACGGCAACGTCGCAGCGGACCAGTTGCGCCTCTTCATCGAGCGTATCGAGCGCCTCGAGGAGGAGAAGAGGCGCATGCAGGACGACATCAAGGATGTCTACCTGGAGGCCAAATCGCAGGGCTACGACCCCACGACCATGCGGACCATCGTCCGGCTGCGCAAGCTCGAGAAGAACGCCCGCGACGAGGCGGAAGCCCTGCTCGAGACGTACAAAGCCGCGCTGGGTCTCAACTGATGAGCGCGCTCCCCGTGCTCACCGCCGTGGAAAAGCGCATGCTGCGGAATGTCCGTTGGGGGTCGATAGCCCTCCGCTACGATCATCCGACGATGAATGCCCTGCAGACCCAGCAACTGGTCAGCAGCGAGATCATTCAAAAGCGCACTGGTGGACTATCGGTCAACCGCCTCTGGTCGATCACTGAGCGCGGTATCACCGCCTACGGCGAACAATGCTGATGGCCGGGAAGATCCTCCACCACCTCATCCCCCGCTTTGAACGCGGCCGCTGGGGCGGTCCCGGCGTCGACGAGGCCGACGAGTTCGACGGCTTCCACATCACCATCCAGTGGCTCGGCCTGATCGCGGAGATCGGGCTCGGCCGCATCTGTTGAGGAGCGCACGCATGGCTGGAAAGACTGCCCCCTCGAAGACTGCCTTCGCCCCGCCAAAGGGCTATCCGCCCTCGATCGAGCAGCGCCCCGTCCGCGAGCTGCTGATCGATCCGAGCTACCAGCGCTCGACTGAGGGGCAGGACAGCCGCAAGGCGATCCGCGCGATCGCGGAAGCCTGGGACTGGCGGCTGTGCGCGCCGCTCACCGTCGCCCGTCGCGCCGAGGACGGCGCCAGCCGCTTCTACGTCATCGACGGTCAGCACCGACTGGAGGCCGCCCGCATGCGCGGTGACATCCAGTTCCTGCCGTGCATCATCTCGAGCTTCGAGACCGTCGCAGACGAGGCGGCCTGCTTTGTGGCCGTCAACACCAAACGTCGGGCCATGTCGCCGGTCGATACCTTCCGCGCCGCGGTCGCCGCCGGCGACGAGGCGGCGTTACAGGCAGTGCGCGTGCTTGGAGATGCCGGACTCGAGGTAGCATCGAGCACCAACTTCAGCTGCTGGAAACCGGGTCAAATCTCGGCTGTTCAGGGATTGAAAACTGCGATCCGCCGGATTGGCGAGGACCGCACGCGCGAGGCGTTGGCGGCGATCGCGCTGGCCTACCCGGAAGAGGTGCTCCGCTATTCGGGGAGCATCCTGCGCGGCCTCTACCAGCTCCAGGAGAGCAGCCCTTGTAACGCCGGTCAGCTCGCGGCCGCGCTGCGCATGCGGAAGCAATCCGACTGGTATGCCCAGATGCTCCGGCGCCAGGCGAAGCATGGCGAACTGCCGGAAACGGCCATGCGCTACGCAATCGAGGATCAGCTGACGAGGCGCGCGGCGTGAGGCGCGACTGGACCTTCGAGGAGATGGCGGTGATCCGCCGCCACTACCCAACGGGGAAGGCGACGGCCTGCCTGCCGCTCCTGCCGGGGCGCAGCAAGCAAGCCATCCGCAACCAGGCATACCTCATGCGCCGCACCGGGCTATCGATTGCCCTTCCACTCGTGCGGCCGCGTCCCCGGGTAAACCCGGCTCCGCTTCTGACCGCATTTCGAACAGCGGAACCGTCGCTCGGCGCGCCAGAACGGAAAGCTCGGCTCGATCCCGTCCATCTTCAGGAGCGTGACCATCGTCAGCGGGATCCAATGACCGCAGGCCTGACACTCCACCACGGCGTCCGTGCCGTGTCGGAAACAGTCGAAGAGCGTCTCGAAGCGCTTGTTGCCCATGTAAGAACATTAGAGGAACAAATGGCATGACGGAAGGAGCTACGAAGGCTCTCACGATCTGGCAGCCATGGGCGTCCCTGATCATGCTCGGCGCGAAACCATACGAATGGCGGAGATGGAAAGCTCCTGCGTCGATGGTCGGTAAGCGCATTGTCATCCACGCTGGCGCCCGCAGAACTACGACAGAGGAGATCTGGGGCCTCATCCAGTCCGTCATCCATGAGGTCAACGCAATCGAGGAACAGCGGCCGGTAGAGCATCCGACCGCGCTCGATGTGTACAAAGCCCTGCCGTTTCTGCTCAATATCTATGATGGCGGCATCCGCCTCCCACTCTCGGCTGGCCTTGGAACGGTCGTTATCGGCGAGCCACGGCTCGCCGGCGATCTGGGTTTCCCGATCGATAGCGACCGCCCTCAGGACCAGAATTGGGGATGGCCCATGTTGGATGTCCAACCATTCGCCGACCCCATTCCGATGCGTGGCGCCCAGGGCTTCTGGAAGTGGTGCGACGCCTCCAACGCCGTGGAGAACCTTCTGCTATGATCACCGCTTTCATCTGCGCCCACGCGCTCGCCATCGATGGCGACACACTGGCCTGCTCGAACCGGCCGGAGCATATCCGCCTCGCACGCATCGATGCGCCGGAGATGCCCGGCCATTGCCGTCGCGGCCGCAGCTGCGCCCCGGGCGATCCGATCGCCGCACGCGACGCACTGACGGCCCTGCTCGATCGCGGCGAGCTCCGCTGCGAGCCGGTCAGCGCCAGCCCGCGCGGCGGCTCCCCGTTCGACCGCTATGGCCGCATCGTGGCCCGCTGCACCGTCGCCGGCGTCGACGTCGGCGAGGAGCAGCTGCGCACCGGCCACGCCATCCAGTGGCCGCACTCATGATCGCGGCCCTCGACCCGACCGTACTGGAGGGGCTGATCGCCAAGGCCACGCAGGAGGATTTGACCGATGACGGCCGCTACTTCGCGGACAGCTTCGCGGATCTGACCAAATGCCACCACCAGGAGATCGGCGAATATCAGCACCGCGCTGACGGCAAGCTGATCGAGTGGCTCTGGAACCAGCGGCACTCCATCGCGGACTGCCTGCGGTCCGCAGCATCTGCGCCCGGCGTACCCGGCGACGTGCATGCGTTGGTCATTGCGGCGCGCATCTTCTGGGATGCGCGCAACGACACATCTTCTGAAAGCCGCGATCTGGACAAAGCGCTGGAGGCGTTCGCCAGTCGCGTGCCGTACGAGGGCGAGCCGGCGATTTCCGATGCTCCCGTGGACGAAGCCGCAGCTGCCGCAAGCGATGGTTGCACGGCCTGCGGCGCCCCTCTGGCCCGCGGATACATGGCCTGCGATGAGACGATGGGCCATTATTGCGCCAGTTGTTGGGAAGCTGTCCGCTGCGACCAAAAGCACGGCGAAGGCTGCGCTACCGCCGTTTGGATCGCGCCCGGCGAGAGTCAGGGCTGACCGTGTTACACGGTCTGCCAGAGACGCCCTCTGAGCGTGCCGGGGCTTCCCCGGCACCTCTCGGGCCGTCGCAGGCGCTACAGCGCCCTGGCGGCCATCCCTGCCCGGAATGCGGCCTGAGCTTCGTGCCGGGGCATCCCAATCAATTATTCTGCACCGATCCGCACAAGCAGGCCTGGCACAACCGCCAGACCACGCGCGGCCGCGTGCTCACACCGCTGCAGCTGGCAGCCCGCATCACCCGCGACGGTTCGCGCGGCGATACCGTCACCGGCACCTATGCCCGCCAGGCGAGCCGTCGCCTGCTCGATCGCTGGGCGAAAGAGGACCGGGAAGGCGGACGCATGTCGGCCGTCGCTTATGTCAGCCTTCGTAAATCCAAGGGGTTCGAAAGCCTATGAACGCCCGTCCGCTCGATTTCGGCTTCACGCCCATGTCCCCCCTGTCGCACCGGCCGCCTTGGTCGATCCGCGAGGAGGAGCAGGAGGAGGAGCTGCGCAACGAGATCCGGCACCGCCGCGATTTCTATCCCATGCTGGTCAGGCAGGGACGCGGCATGAGCCCGCAGGAGGCCGAGCATCACATCCTCGTCTGGGATGAGATCATCGCCGACTGCTGCAGCTACGCCGACCGCTCGCCCCAAATCTGGGCCGAGCACGTCTCCGCCCGGCGCGCCGAGCGCAAGCTCGCCTTGGTGTCCTGGGACGCCAAGGTGCGTGAGCTGCGCCGCGAGCTCGCGATGCGGCGCAACGCCTATCCCCGACGCATCGAGGCGAACCGCCTCAACAAGGTGGATGCCACGCTGCAGATGGAACGGCTCGAGGCAGTTCACTGGCGCTACTGGGTAGACGGCTTCGTCTGGTCCGACTGCCTGTTCGACCAGCCGGTCGGCCAGCGCTGCGCGATGTTCCGGAACTTTGAGGTGCCGCGCATCGAATGGGAGCTCGCTCAGATCGACGCCGGCGCCCGCTGGGCTCGGCCGGTTGATCCCGCCGATCGCGCCTGGCTCACCGAACATTGCCGCATGTGGCGCGCCGATCGGCGCTCCACTGTGCAGGCGCTCGACAACGCGGCCTGATCCGCGCATCATCCTTCCCTCACGCCACAGGCTCGCCCGCTCATGGCCAACATACTCGGCAAGAAAATCCCCTGCCTCGTCTCGAAGGACACCGCCGGGGGCATCCGCTATTACTGGCAGCCATCGGCCGCGCTCTCAAAGCACGGCTGGAAGGCGATCTCGCTCGGACAGGATCTCGTCGCCGCGATCAGCGCGGCCGAAGCCCAGAACGAGAAGGTCACCAGCTGGCGCGAGGGCGGCGAAAAGCCCCGCGAGGTAGCGAAGATCATCCGTCGCGCGACGATGGACGATATGATCGACGGCTACCGCAAGGAGATTGCCGAGCGCGAGAGGCAATATCTGCTGCCGGCCGTACAGCGCAATCCGACGCTGGGCGAGCCGCTCTCGCCCAACACGGCGAAGGCCTATCGCACCGGCCTCAACATCATCGAACAATGGTCGACGGGCGTGGCGATCGCCACCATCACGAAGGAGCGCGTCATCAAGCTCCGCAATGCGCTGATGCAGCCCAATGACGACGGCGAGATTCAGCACCACCGCGCCCACAACACGCTGCGCGTGCTCCGCCAGCTGTTCGAACATGGGATCCGCCGGGGCTTGCTTTCGAAGGACGCCAACCCGGCCGTCAACTTCGAGCTCGCCACCCCTCCGCCCCGCGATGCCGTGTGGGACGAGGACGGCGGCCGCGCGGACATCGAGGCATTCGCCCGGGGCGCGGAAGCGATCGGCTATCCCAGCCTCGCCCTCGCCGTCGAGATCGCGGAATATTACGGCCAGCGCCATGCCGACATTCTCAAGATCAGCCGGCAGCATTGGAAGCCGGTGCATCTCCACGACCCGACGTTGATGGACGCGCTGCGCGGCGACGACGAGGAGCTGATGGGCCTCACCCAGCGCCAGGGGAAAACCAAGAAGTGGGTTGGCGTGCCGATCGTGCGGCCGCTGCGCACGCGCATCGAGGAGGCGTTCAAGCGCAACCTCGCGATGGATCCCCCGCAGACCGTTCTCCTGCTCGACGACAAGACGGGGCTGCCCTGGACGACCCGCCAGTTCCATCGCCAGTTCGCCAAGGCGCGCGACTGGGCGATCAACCCACCGGCCGAAGCGCGAGCCAAGGGCGCGCAGCCTTACCCACGCCTCGCCGAGCTCGAGTTCCGCGACTTGCGCCGCACCCGCGTCGTGCGCGCGCTGGAGAAGAACCTCGAGCCCGGCCTGATCGCTTCGATCACCGGGCACAGCATCAAGACGATCGAGGCGATGCTCGAGATCTACGGCCCCCGCACCACGCGCCAGGCTGCGATCGCGGTGCTGGCAATGCATGGTCGCAGCGAAAAGGCTGCCGATCATGGCGAGCAGGCCCAGACAGGCTCAGCGGCCTAGTTTAGGCGCTTCTTGAAGTGGTTACCGATCACGCCGACCAGCAAGCCAGCCGTCACGATGCTCTGAATGTGGGACAGATCCTCGCTGGACAGCCAACGACGATTCGCCGGCAGCACCATGTGAAGCAGCCAGACCGAACCGATGCCGGTCACCGCGATGGCCGTCAGCCAGAGCGCGCAGATGGCCATCACCTCAAAGTGATTTCGAAACTTCTCGTTCCGGCGATGTTCGCCGCGAAAAGCCTCTTCCGCCAGCTCATCTCGAGACTTGCCACTGCTGAAATCGGCGGCTTCTTGCTGAGCCGCATCAAGGGGCCGCGGGTCAACAGGCAAAGATGGGGTCGAATTGTCAAACAGCTCCGGGATGGCAGCCCGGAGCTTCAACTCATCCCAAGTGAGCCCGCTGGAAAACTCCGCCGCCTCCGCCTCGGCCGCCACGGCTCCCGGCAAGAATCCAGCGGCCGCAGCTTCCTCCGTCGGAGGAAGGCCAGGGATGACGGCGCGGACGGGTTCTTCAGCCTCGTCCACCCGAACTCCGCTCAGACGCCAGCCGCTGGTAATGGTCCGCAATCATATCGGTCGGGATCACCGTACCGAACTTGCCGGGCGCATAGGTCTGCGCCCAAGGCGTGTTCGGAGCGTGAGTGATCCGCGACAGTGCGACGCCATTGATGTGGCCGTACAGCTTGTAGACCTGGCCGAGCAAATCGTCCTCAAGGCCAGTAAGATTTTCGGCACGCGATCCCCAGCCGATGCTCAGCGGCCCTTGGACCGCATTGCCACCAAATTTCCGCATCGCGTTATAGAGGTCGGAGATAACAGGACCGTACTGCCATGCCTCGACCGGCTGATCGATCAGGGGCTTACCATAAAGACCGAGCGACCAGCCGTGGCTGATGTAAACCAGCTTCAGAACCTGCATGGGCGTCAAGCTGCGACCATCAGCCGCTGCCATTTCGAGCAGCCGATTGGCAACGACGCGGGCGTCAGCCAT